AACGGCGCAAAGCCAAGCGGGATGTTTGTTACTGAACAGGTTATTCCCGATGCTAAATACAAAGAGATTGCATCACGATTAAAAGAAGCATGGTCTAGCATGACGGGAAGCCGACAAACTGACCTATCAAAGCCCGGTCAAGGAATGCTGCTAGACCAAGGCATGAAGTATCAGCCGCTAGATATGCTGACTTTGCAGGACACGGAAACCAAAGAATTAAAGAATCAAACAATGAAACGCATTTGCGGTCTGTTTGGCGTTCCTCCCGCAATGATTGGCATAGCAGATCAAAAATATAATAATACGCAGACAATGATGGATGAGTTTTACAAAGCCACCATGTACCCGATGATTATTAATATCGAGCAGAAATTAAACTATCATTTGTTTAAAGGCTATCCTAATCTTTGCGTTCGTTTTGATACTAAAGACTTTCTAAAAGGCGCAGCATTAGACCAAATGAACTTTGCTGTTCAAGGTGTTAGCGCAGGGATTATCACGCAGAACGAAGCCCGTGAATATTTAAATATGCCCAAACTAGATGGGCATGACGAGTTAACAACAAGCAAAGCACCAGAGCCAATAACGGGAAATAGCCCACAGGATACTGGCGGCGGTGGTGGAAACCAAAAGCGCAGAGCCGCAATTGGAACGACATGATGGCAAGCATTAAGCAACTTTGTGCATTATTAACTACACAAATTAAGCAACCTAGTGCTAAACTACCGAAAAAAGTAGTGTTGCCCAAAATACAAGATAATGACCAATCCATAAAACTTGGGGCAATAAATGAAAAATATCACTCTAATCTGCGAAGCAAAACTTGATCTTGGTAAATCCGCAGACGAGGCAGCAAACCCAACAGGCAAAATTGAAGCCCGTGTGACATCTTGGAATGCCAGAGAAGGCGCAGACGGACGCAGGTTTAACTATCAGCCCGAAGGATTTATGGATTGGGCAGATGAGTTTGCCAAGTCCGAAAAGCCATTGCCAATGTTTTTAAACCATAACGACATGGGTATGCCCATTGGACAATGGGACGAAATCATAATGGACGATGAAGGCATGAGCGCAAAAGGTCGCTTGTTCCTAAATACTATGGCAGGTGCAGACGCATATTCAATATTGAAAGAATCGCCCAAAATGTTTGGCGGCGTTTCTGTTGGTGCTTATGCTGACGAGGCTTGTATGGTGGACGCTGAAGGCAATCCAATCATGTCCGGCGATGATGACAGCGAAGCATATTTTCAAATAACCAAAGGTGGTTTGCGTGAAATTTCGGTGGTTATGTACCCGAATAATCCAGAGGCGAATATTCAGCAACTTGAATATTTTGACGCTGAAGGAAACGCAAACCCTAGAGCAGTTGAGAAAGTCTTGCGTGATGCAGGGCTATCCAAAAAAGATGCAACCACCGCATCTTCTATCCTCAAGAAAGTATTAGAACAGCGTGACGCTACTAATAGTATTGAGGAAGCCCCGAAGCAAGGTGATCTTGATGCGGTGGTTAATGAAGCCGATAACATTCTAAAAGCCTTAGAGGAAAGAGAATTGTTAAAGGTATTATCTAATCGTCTTTAAGGAATTATCATGTCAGACAAAATCATTGAAAAACTTGACGCAATCGAAGCATCAAACGCAGCTAAGATTGACGAAGTTAAAGTACAAGCAGTAGCCGCAATCGAAGAAGCCAAGGCATCATTCGAAGAAAAGGTTGCAGCACTAGAAGCGAAAGTATCTTCCGTTTCAGCCGTGCCTGTTATCAAGACTTACAAAACAATCGGTCAGGAAGTTAACCGTTCTGTTAAAGAACAAATCCGTGACTTTTATAAGTCTGGTGCAAAGGTTCAAAAAGAACTTTCAATGTTTGCTGATGAAAGCCAATATGATGCGTACATGAAGGAAGCATCAGCCCTTACAGGCGGCGGTGCAGGTATCGGTGGACGTACAGCTTATGATCCAGTATTCGCTCCATTGCGTTTGCTTAATCCTATGCGTGGCGTTTCACGTTCAGTAGCAACCGATGGCGCAACCTATATGTTTCGTGCAAAGGTTGGCGATGCAGGGGCTGCATGGGGATATGCGATCCAGAACAACGGCGCAGATACTACTGAAAACACAAACATCTGGCAATTGACTTTGCAAGATTTGAACGTTCAGTTCCCAATCCGCACAGCCGCACTTGATGACATCGATGGTTTGGAAGCAAACGTTGTTTCAGACATGATGGCAGAATTCAGTCAGGCTGAGGCGCAATCAATGATCGGCAACAATGACCAAGCAGCACAGTCAGCCGGAAACCCTTACGGCGGGACTAACGGTCTGCGTGGTTTGGATCAATACGCAGGTAACAATGCAACCTACACAGGTGGAACAATCTCTACCGCAGCGTTTGGTACAAGCGGCACAGGTTCAACAAGTGGCTTGCATAGTCTTGCAACATACGACCAGTTGACATCAAACGTCAACACCGTAGGCGCAAACAACATTACATACAAAGACGTTATTAACTTTGTATACAGTTTGCCACAACAGTATTGGACAACTACAGCTTGCTTTGTTATCAACCCTGTATTGCTTCAGGCAATTCGTGGCTTGACAGACTTGCAAGGGCGTCCAATCTACGTTGACGGTCTGGCTCGCAATGACGGTATTGTTGGTCAATTGCTTGGCTTTGATGTGGTCGTAAACAAGTATTGTGAAAATCCATCACAAGCAACCGTTGGTGCAGTCGGTACAACTAGCTTGTATCCAATGTACTTTGGTGATTTCCAAAAAGGTCACACAATTGTTGATCGTTTGAATATGGTTTTGCGTAGATACGATCAGACGTTGCCAGGTTTTATAACGTTTTTTGGCGAAAAAAGAATTTGCAGCTCCGTGGTTGACCCGAACGCCATTATTCGGTACAGATCGACTGGCACAGCAAACTAAGTAAGAAACGGGGGGGGGTAAAACCTTCCCCGATTACTAATTATTATTGGATATAAAAATGAGCCTAATTCTCGAATCTATTAAGACAGCCCTGCTTGAAGGCAGCGCAACGGTTAACTTGAAAGAAGCATCTGCGCTAACTGGGTCGGGTTCAGATGTTGGCGGACGAGTAATTTATGATGATGCTTTTGCATCAATGCGAGAGCATAATCCTTTGCGTGACGGTTCACGCATAATTGAAACAATCGGTTCAGACCAAGCGTTCGTTGTAAAAACTGGTAACGCTACCTTGATCGAAAACAACACTAACAATCCTTGGGGCTACCCTGTAAACAACAACACGGGTTCACCAAACATTGCTACATCGTTCTGGCAACTTCCGGTGCGTTCACTTAACGCAGGTTTGCCAATCCGCACAGCAGTAATGTCTGATATTGATGGACTTGAAGAAGCCGTTGTATCGGATTTGATGCTCGAATTTTCGCAGCAAGAATCCCTTGGAATGATGTTCAATAATGACCAAGCAGGAAGTACTACAGTTAACTACGGTGCAACGTCCGGTCTGCGTGGGCTTAACAGCTACACAGGCAGCACAAGCGCAGCAGCTTTTGGTACAAGCGGCTCGGCAATTACAAACGGCAAGCACACGATTTTACAAGTTAACCAAGCAACAGCCGCAGCGGTTGTATACGATGACTTGGCAAACTTGCAAGCAGCGTTACCATCGCAGTATCTATACAAAGAAACAACCGCATGGATGATGCACCCAACAACAATTGGCGCATTGCGTAAACTTAAAGTATCAGCATCAGCAAATAACTTTATTGAAATTGGTGATGATGAGGGCGGCGCAGTCTTGTATATCTTTGGACATCGAGTAATTCCAAACCCTTACATGGATGTAGCAGGTGTCGGTAAATTTCCTGTATACCTTGCTGAGTGGAGTCGTTTCTTTACGATTGCTGATAACGAGATGATGAGCATTAAACGCTTTGACCAGACGCAAGCGGGTTTTATTTATCTGTTTGCTGAAAAGCGTGTTTGCTCTACTATCCGTGATGTTTTCTCAGGTGTACGTTTGGTCGGTGTATAAATTATGTCTGACACGCTTGCAGGTAATCCATATTTAGGCACTAGCCGCAACCCGTTCAATTATGAAAAGATTGAACAGGTTAGCCGTGACATTGTGACGGAATGGTTGACGCTTGAAGAAATTACGCAGCAGCTTAATTTGTTTCAAGACGAAAGCCAAGACAGTTACTTAAGCAGCATCGAACTTGCTACACGCATGGCTATTGAAGATTACTTGGGTATGAGTATCTTCCCTGTCCAATATAAGACGTACTACGGCACGTTTAATGGCATGGGCGGCACTCAGGTAAGCCTAGACCTGCCAGAGGTGTCACAGGCGTTTCAAGGGCAATCAGGCGTAACTATTAATTCAGTCCAATACTACAACGGCGATACCGCACCAGTATTGATAACGATGGCATCATCGACTTATTACTACGACCCAA